CTTCGATGCCGTGCTGACTTCTGCCAGCCTGAACATCAACCCTGACGACGCCCAATCGGTGACCGTCAACTTCCGCCCTGCTGGCACCCCCACCTTCGACTTCAGCACTTCCGCCTGATAAGTTCGCCACTGGTTGGTTTCCTTTTCCCCGGCTTCACCGCCGGGGTTTTTTATTGCTTCTAATCCGCTACAGTAGTAGAAGAACACATCTCGTTCATGCCAGTTCCTGTCCGCGCCATTGACCGCCTCAAAAAGGCAGCCAATCTGGAGCCCGTTAAAAAAATTGTCGAGCTGTCTGATGGCAGCAAATTTGAAATGTGGGTGGCACCTTTGACTATGGCCGAGCGCGAACGCGCCCAAAAGCAAGCCAAGTCCGACGACGCCAACGCCTTCGCCCTGCAACTGCTGATCGCCAAAGCCCTTGACGAAAGCGGCACCAAGCTTTTTAGCGCTGGTGAAGTCGATGTGCTGAAAAACGAAGTCAAGGACAAGGACCTCCAGTCCCTGATGCTGGCGATTCTTACCGACGACGCCGAGCCGATCGACCCCAAGAACTAGCCAAGGAGCTTCGCCAGGACAACTGGCTAATGCTCCAGTTCGGCGTCGCCAAGGAGCTGGGACTAAGCCTTGGCGAAGTCCGCACCACAATGACCGCCGAAGAACTCCTTGGCTGGAGCGCCTACTTTTCAATCCTGAACGAAGACCAGCAGAAGGAAATTGAAAAGGCCAAACGCCGCCGCTAACCCCGGCGGCTTTTTTACGGCGTAGACTGCTTTTACGCTGGTATGACAGGTCGGTGGCCGATTACAACGCCAATATCAAGGTAAACGCCGATACTCGTCAGGCTGAAAGGTCTATATCTCAGTTAGAGCAAGCTCTAAAGCGTTTAAGCAGCGTAAAGACAGACATTGGTGGCGGTCTACAAACCAGAATCCAAGATATACAAAATGAAGCAGCTTCACTCGGTAGAAGTTTTCAACGCCTTGGAGGGTTAATTAAAAATGCAGCTTATGCTGGCGGATTTACGGCCTTAAGTGCCACTGTATTAGACCTAACAGCAAAAGTATCCAATTTAGGCTCGCTTATTCCAGGTATAGGTAGTAAGTTTGCGCAGCAAGCTGCCGCAGCCACTACATCCCTTGGGGTTGTCGAACAACTTCTTAATAGATTATCTGAAGCTGTAGCTGCTGTAGGTGGTCCCGGTAATGCAGCAGGTATCGCTGCCATAACAACAGCCTTAGTAGCTTTTGGCCCGCAAATAGCTCGTGCAGCTGTTGATACTGAAAAGTTGGGTGCCGCTCTTGGGGAGTTTGCATCTAAAGGGCAGAACAGCATAAACCCTATTGCAGACGCTGTAACAAAGTTAAATACAAACGTAAAAGCAACTGCAAGTTCGTTTGAACAGCTTATTGCAGGTAGCACGCTAAACCAACTTAACGCTCAATTACGAGATGCAGTCGAGCAAAGCGGAGCTTTTCATTCTTCGACAGTAGAAGCTGTAACTGCAGCAGAACAGCTTGTTGCAGTTATACGGACTCAAGCGGAGGAACAACGCGCCATAAACGATTTAGTGCGTAAAGCAAAAGGCATAACTCAAACTGAACTACAAGAAGCAAAAGCTATTAAATCTCTAGAGACAAAACGCAAAGCACAAGAGTATTACAACTTAGAAATTGACGAGTACAATCGACTGGCGCAAGAAGCTGCTGTAGTTACTAAGCAATGGGAGCAGAGCCTAAAAGCAGTAAATACTGCAGCTAAAGCCGGCGTTTTAGGAAGTTCAAGCCAGATTCGTGCACGTTTACAAGAGATGCGCGAAAACCGCAGGAGTGCGGATATTGCGCGTGAACGAAGCGCCGCTCTTATGGGGCAAGAACAGCGTATGCGTGGTGCGGCCTACCCACTTAGCCAAGTCCCTGCAAGAGGTGAACTATTCCCGGGAGGTCGTACAGAAACAGCAGCACGGCAATACAGAGATATGCTAAATGTGCAAGCGTTTGCGCAACAAGCAATAGAAAAAACTGGGAAAAGTCGTTTACAAACAGAAGCCGCTATATTCCGCACCACCAAGCAAATTAGCAATGCCCAAGCAGAACAAAACAAATTAGACGAAAACAGTGTTCAGATTATTCGTGAACAGAACGCATTGCTTTTAGAGCAATACAGATTGCGGCAACGGAAACCTATTGCTGCCATGACACCGCAGGAAAGAGCGGTTGGCGGTATTCTCGATCCAGCGTCATTACGAGCAGACAGAGAGCGTCGTGTAACACAGGGACGTGCCGCACAAAAGCGTACACGTCAAGTAGCAGAAAATGTTGCCATTGGCGGTGCCTTTCCCCTGCTATTCGGCGGCGGCCCCGGCGCAGTTTTAGGTGGTGCGGCTGGGGGCCTTATTCCCGGCAACCCCATGCTGTCGGTTGCCACTAGCGCAATCGGAGGAATTATCGACGCTTTTGTCAGCAAGATTGCTGAACTAGGTGTCGCCTTAAACAATGTTGGCAGTACGTTTGACACACTAAAAGAACGCGCACTTATCTCAAATCGAGAGCGCGAAAAAGAACTGGAGCTACTGCAAAATGCTGGTTTTGCTGCTACAGCGAACGCTGTAGCGCAGCAAGAACTGTATAAAATTATTGGCGTGTCAGGCGTCGAAAACCTTCGTGAGCTTGGTTCAGAAACAGACAAACTTAATCGTACATGGGCAGAGCTTGGAGTTCAAATTCAAGCTGTCGTTGCCGGCCCACTTACAGATCTGGCTCGGGTACTTAATGATTTGCTCGCACCAAAAGCAATGGCCGGGCGCGTCGAAGCGTTACGCGCAGATTTGGCACCTGCTCAGCGAGCAGGATTAAATAAAGAGTTACTTGCGTTAGGCGGCCCTGGATCAGCACGCTACGGCGCACAAACTAAAGGACTTAATGTCGTTGAAATTGAACTAGCCGCACGTAAGTTTCCAGAAAAAGTACAAGCCATATTAGATAAATACGGTCCTATGCGCGTGAACGCAGAGATTAAGTACGATCCGGTGCAAGTACGCGAGCAAACAGTCAGTATTCTGCAAAAACAACTAGAGGTTTTAGATATAACCAAGAAGTTCAGTGAAGCGGCTGCCGCACAGCGTGAATCTGATAGGCAGCGTTATGACCTTATTAAAGGTTATGAAGAAAGCATCGCGGCTATACGTCGCCGTATAGAAGATGAAATAACAAACAAGCGCTTAACGCTAATTCAAAAAGAGAACGAACTACTTGATATTCAAGCATCAATACGCCAAGAAAGCCTGGCAATAGGCAATATGCAAGCGCAGGCAACAGCTGGCGCAGGACTACCGACGGCAGCACGAGATGTAGCCCGACAAGCCGCAGAAGCTGTAAGCAGTTTCCAAGAAAAAGAACTTTCTCTTGCCGAGCAAGCTGCAAAACTAAAAAGGGACGCAGCCTTAGACGCCCTTCGCACAGATATAGAAGCCGCAAAATTCCAAGCGGATACGGCCCGCGAAGTAAGCAAGCTAAACGTCGAAACCGCCAAAAAAGTAGCGCAGTTTAACGAGTCCGTTCGCAAACAAAACCAACAACAAGACACTAGGCGCTTTGAAATCGAAAAACAGCTTGCTGAGATTCGCCTTAATGTACTAAAACAGGAACTCGATTTAATTAAAAAGCGGTCTTTTGAAACAAACCAACCAGGAGTGTTTAATCTTGCTGTTGAATCACTTCAAGATATTCTTAAGCAGCAAGAAGCGCTCAAAAACATTAAACCGCCTGCCCCCATTCAAACCGCAGGCGGACCAGCACTTCAAGGAGTATCACTTGCCGGGATAAACAGTCTGAATCAGCAGCTTCAGATTACGCAAGAACGCATAAACGCAGCAAAACTTGCACTTAATGATCTGTTAGCACTTAAAAATCAGCAAGAATTTACAACTAAAATGCAAAATATAGCCGAAAACATTGATGCTCCGTTAAAACAATTTACAGAAAGACTTGTAGAAGAAGAAGCAACCAGAACTCGATATATTGAGCTAGTAAGCCAAGGCGTAAAAGGTGTTGTAGCGGAACGCATTGTAGAAATAGAAAGTATGCGAGACCTGGCGTTGCTGCAGTACGACGCCGTTATCGCCACGCTTGAACAAAAGAAAGCACAGGAAGGCATTACTGATGCTCTTAAGGCTCAAATACAAGCGGAGATTGATTTGCAAAAAGCGCGTAGGGGTGAAGTCGCCGGTAAGGCAGCATCCGCCACGGGACAGGTACAGCTACAAGACAAAGGTAAAACTTTGCAGGAGTACATAACAAGGACACAGGAAGAGTTAAATGACTTGGAATCTCGTGCTGTACGTGTTGCCGATAGCATTACTAACGCCATCGGTAACTCGATGGCGCAAGGTCTTACCGGCCTCGTCGAAGGTACTCAAGAAGCGCAAGAAGTATTTGCTAATTTCCTCAAATCTGTGGGTGACATCTTAATTCAAGAAGGCACCCGCATGATTGCGATGTACATCGCCATCGGCATCGCCAAAGCCTTCGCGGGGTTAGCAGCCGGTAGTAGTAGCAGCGCCGATGCTATTCCGTCTACCGGCAACCCGGCAGCGCCCACTGTCAACGGGTTTGACACGGGAATGAATGCCGCACTTGCTGCAGAGGGGGCTTACTGGCAAGGAGGTTTTCAGGCATTTGCAAATGGCGGCATGGTGGATCGCCCTACTTTGGGGTTAGTTGGCGAAGGCGGCGAACCCGAATACATCATTCCCGCCTCCAAGATGCGCAGCGCCATGAATCGCTATGCCGCTGGCGCCCGTGGTTCCAGCGTCATCCCCGGCAGCGGCGAACAAGCGGCAGCTGGCACTGGCGGCGGTACTGCAGTTGCTGCACCAATCGACGTGCGCTACACAGTGGAGCGTATCAACAGCGTGGATTACGTCACCGCCGATCAATTCCGCAGCGGTATGCAGCAAGCGGCAGAACAAGGCGCCCGCCGAGGCGAACAACGCACCATTGCCAACCTTCGTCAAAATACGACCACTAGGAGGAAGCTGGGTCTGTGAGTCACGAAATTGCCTTCGCCCAATACCTGACGTTCCGCACGGAAACCAGCAACGTCCAGTACCACTTCCAGAATTACTGGATTAACGAAGACGCCCCGTTCAACGGCTCAACCTATGGCTTCATGCCATTTGCGTTTTCAGGTCTGACGGTGGCCAAAACCGGCGACAACCAACCCGCCACCTTGGTCTTCCCAAACAACGATCTAAGTCGTGGCTGGGCCGAAACTGCCGTCGTGGATCGCTGGATCGCACAGGTCAGCACCGTCGTGGTCAATCCCGACGACAAGACCGATTACACCTTGATCAGCACCTACGAATCCCAAGTCGTCAGCGGCAACTGGGACTCCACCAAGCTGGAATTGCAAACGGCTTCAGTTTTGGATGCAGTGGGTTCTGATGTACCACGCAAACGGCTGACCAAACGCCTTGTCGGCAATCTCCCCGTTACAGCCAGCGTGCGCGTGCAGTGATCGACCTGATCGGGCGGCCATATCGCTGGGGTGCAGACGGCACAGACCCCGATGGCGCCTTGGACTGCATCAATCTGGTCTTCACGGTGCTGGATCGCTTGGGACTTGAACGCCCACAACGCCGCCAGGATTGGTATGACGGGAAAAGGTATGCGATAGGCCGAGACTTATTGAGCTGGTGTCGTCAAGTTGAACAGCTTGAGTACGATGGTGACGTGCTATTGCTGCCGCAAACCACCACAGCCTTTGCGGTCTACTGGAGCCGGGGATGCCTTTACATCAATCAGCAGCTCAAGGCGGTGGCATGGTGCCCTATCGACAGATTGCCGACCTGCCGCTACTTCCGTTTGAAAAGCGTCTAATCAACGAGCTAGGTCTTAGCGAGCAAGAGTATAAACAGTTTGCACACGAAGTTCGCAAGCGTGGATATGTGCGCCCAGCTGAATACGCGGGCATTCCTGATGTGCAAAATGGTGCCCTAACTGTTGCCATTATTAGCCTTGTCATTGGCCTGGCATCAACAGCAGCGTCAATTTTTCTGGCGCCTAAACCCCGCCAACCTCAACAAACTCAATCCCAGCGTCCAAATTTCACATCACAAGACCTTGGTAGTGTCCAAGGCGCAGATATTTTCACCCCGTCATACGGGTTTAACTCCCTTCAGGAACTAGCTGCTTACGGCAATATCGTCCCAATCGTCTTTACTCGTCGCCAAACAAACCACGACGACCGGGGCGAGTTCCAAAGTGGCGGCGTCCTGATTTCACCCACCTTGGTGTGGTCCCGCATCAAGAGCTGGGGCACATATCAAATAAGCGAGATTATTGCTATTGCAGGCCAAGGGCCAATGGCTCGCCCCGATCTAGCTGGCATCTTCCTCGGAAATAACACGCTGGATGGCATCTTCAACGCTTACTTTGATTTCTACTGGAACGACGGCTCAGTAATAACTGATGGTGCCAGTCGTCTGCGGATGCGTAATAAGCGCTATGGCGAGTTAAGCATTGACGACGGACGCGGCGATTCCGAACAGGCGTTTTACGCCCCAACTTTTGATGGCGCCAACCAACCTGCCTTCAGTGGTGCATTTACCCCATCCAACCAAATCCGCTTCGGCGTTTATTCCGGCATCGCCAACGGCACCCCCGTCCGCCCCGACTGGGAAGTCCTTTCTGTCCTGAAAGACTGGGAGTACCAGCGCAAGTTCAGGATGCTGGTGCAGCAGAAAAAATACGTCGATCTGTATTTACGGCGCAATCATCCATGGGGCGGAGACTACCAACGTAACGGCATTACCGAAAACGCAGGTATGCCAGGAACGGGCGTCAACTATGCCCGTCGTATCGGCGTAATCGAACACAAAAGCGCATTAACCGGAGTCGTCACACGCCACACAAACATCGTCAAAACACCCGAACCTTATGACACAGAAACATGGTCAAATCTGACCGCAGAAGTAGAGGTGAACAAAGGGGATGAGATTGTAATCCTCATCGGCAAAGGTCGTCAAAACATCAGTCCGTTCCCGTATGAAGGCTCTGATGCAACTCCTCCCGAGGTTGAGGATGTTCGATCCAGCGTTGATGCAGAAGTACAACGTGCTGACAGCCTGCTGGCACTGGGCGCCACCTTCATGATTGGGCGTTCCACTTGGATCGTCATTGAGCGGCCCAATGAAACCTATGACCCCAACAGGGATAGCTCTAGCGGTTACTCTGTCCGACTTCGCTGCATCGAGGCATGGAGCAATTTGCAGCGCAAAATTGGCTTGGTATCCGAGGAGGCGATCAACGTAGAGACATGGCTTCCTAACTCGGATATTGACGAAGCCTTTTATCCCATCTTGCGTTTTGAGATGGGCAGCTTCCAGAACAACCGTCGCTGTGATGTAACTGAAATTGGCATCAAATCCCAGGTGTGGGCACGGTTCAACGGCATAACAAACTTCAATACGCTTTACACGCCATTCGGCATGGCGCAAGAAAACAATAGAAACAATGAATTGCGCGGCGGCAAAATGACGCAATACGTGCGTCGCCTATCGACGTTCGCGCTTGATGTTCGCCCCACTAATTCCGAAGCGGTAAGAAACTACAACCGTAACGAGGGCTGGACAAACTTGACCTTATTTGGTGTGGCCGGAGATTCACCTGTTGACATTTATTCTTTTATCCGCGTAACGCACCCCGATCGCTCACAACTTGAGTTTCGCCTGCGGCCATTTAACAGCGCAATTTTTACCCAACAAAGCGGTGGCGAAGACAATCTATTTG